GTCTATACTTTATTTTCTTCTTAGAAGATGGTATAGTCAGTTCATAAGTCGGAGTTGATATCTGTGGTAAAGGCATAATATTTTATTCAGTATTGTATATAGCAGGGTTTTAGTAACCATAATAACTACTAGATCCACCACCATAGTAACTGGAACCAGACGAAGAAGAACTTGAACTTGAAGAACTGGTGCTCGAACTTGTTGACCCAGAGGAATCAGTAGTTGTCGTGGTTGTTGTGGTTTCAGTGGTTGTTGTTCCACCTCCAGTTGTTTCAGTGGTTTCAGTTGTTTGAGTTGTTCCTTCACCAGCAGTAGTCTGTGTTTCAGTTTGTGGATTTGTCTCTGTCGTTGTTGGGCCAGTTGTGGATCCATCTGGCAGACTCTCTCCTATTGTAGGATATATTATAGCATGTGGTTCAGATGTATGTTCTGCACCGACCATCTTCACACCCATCATCTCATGATATGGCCCATAATATGGTTTACCACTTACATATCCAACTGGAGCTGTTGGTATAGCACTACCAGAACTAGTTCCTATCTCATTTACAAATCTTCTAGGTTTAATTGGATTAACCTGACCTAACTGTTTATTTAAAAGTGCCTCTCTAACTGATTGCTGTGCATTACCGTGCTTTTCAATTGTATGTCTTAGGTAAGTAAATACTGCGGTAACTTGTAGGAAAGTGCTACCATCATAAGACATTGGAACAGCGTTAATATTAACAGGAAATGTGTCAATGAAATTATAAGTTAGTAGTGGCATATTCTTAAATGTATTATTTCTGTCATTCGGATTCTGTAAAAAATCTCTTTCAAACTTAGTAATAGATATTTTTCTTCGATAATCATCTGGATATCTAAATCTTGAATATGTATTTCTTTCTTGGTATGCGTTTAATTGACTTCCCTCAGCTCCATCATATCTACCATTATCCTCATTATAAACTGGATTAATAAAATTCATCCATTCCTCAAGCATACGTAATGCATTATAATCATTATCAATATAAAAAGTCAAATCAAACTCATTATATATTCTTCTTGATGCGAATCTCTCTGTCATTCCCTGACGGCTTCCCATTTCTTCTGAAATATTAAAGTTAGAACCAGGCAATGATGCAGAAGAACAAAGAAAGTCATATGTCTGCCTTGCACTCCCTTGTTCAAATAATCCACAATTAGTTAAATACTCAAGCAGTCCTACGTTATTTCCAACTTGACTTCTACGCACGAGATCTAACGATACCTTAAATTGACTTGATATCGCAAGTTTTGAAAATAACGGACTCGCATTTGGTATACTAAGATACAAGTCTTCTGATCTTATAGCCATCTAAATAGTTTTTAAATTGATCCTGATAATATATGTATGTCATATAAAGGAAAATATTACCCAAGAT